TTTTAATTAACCACCCACTAGAAATACATATGGGTAGCTCGTCAGTAATGAGGTCATCAACGTCACGCCAGTTACTATCAGATTCTATATCAACCCAATAGACCATAACGAAGTCATGCTTGATAAGGTCTAGTTTAGGTAAGTATCTTTTCTTTTCCATCAGTGCGTTGGATGTTTCACCACCTCTACTTGCAACGCTCTTGTGTCACCCTCTTCTACTAGCTGGTCAAGAGCGAAGTTTAATAATTTTTCAGCGGTATCAGTGCCTACTGGAATTTGGATAATATGATTCGTCTCTTCAGTCTCAGCTAAAGCTTTCATTATTACCTGTGTCCATTGTACTGTTTTATATTCCACGTTAGAAGTCGTCCTGTACATCTCCATCTGTCTCCCGTAAACATCCTGTTTCTAAATCATAGTAGAGTGTACAAGCTTTGCCTGTCTCTCCACTAAACCTATTCTTCAACACGTTAACCTGAGCCAAGTTCTTGTCTGACTGTAAGTCTCTAGACATACTTATAATCATATCAGATAACTGACCGATTGACGCACTTCCACGTAAACTATTCATAGATACTGCAACCCCATCCTCATAGCCTTTGTTTCCTTCAGGTCTCTTAAGGTGGGACACCAGTATTAATCCAATGCCTGTCTCTTCTACTAGAGTCCTAAGCTTTGATACTGTATAATCTATAAGTTTACGTTCGTCACTTGTAGTCTCATCACCAACGGCTGATAGAGCCATGTGTAAGTGGTCAAGTATTACGAAGTCAACGCCGCAACCTTTAGCTAAGTATCTTATCTTAGATATTAAATTGTCACTGGCTGTTGAGCCAAAGTGATTGTACAAATAAAACTTACCACTACCCACAGTGCTGTCGAATACTTCTTTTAGTTTCTTATCATCAACACCTTTGCGGTCTAAGTGTAATGGCTTACCCATTTCTATTCCCATGATACCCAGTGCACTACGCTTGATAGATTCCTCTAGTGCTATGTAACCAACGCTGAAATTATTTTTCAGTAAATGTAAGGCTACATGTCTACAGAAACTAGACTTACCTACACCACTACCAGCAGTGACAGTAACTAGTTCTCCCTTGCGTAGTCCATGTGTCTTAGTGTTAAGACATTCAAATGGATACTGGACTGTAACATAGCTATCTTCTTTTTGTATATCATCCCAAAGGTCAGCACCAGCTACAATGCCATCAGGCTGGTAAGCTTTAGCTGACCACACGCAGTCAATAAGTTGTTGGCTTTTATTAGCACACAACATTTCATTAGCGTCCTTCAAAGGCAGTGAACATATCTTTGCCTTGTTTGGTGAGAAGATTTTTGCACATTCAGTGGCAGCCTCTTTACCAGCTGTATCATTATCAAACATTAGAACGACAGAGTCGAAACCCTCAAGCCATTCTAACTCTTTAAGTAAGTCTTTCTTAGCCCCCTTAGCTCCAGTCTTTACTGATACTACAGGATATTTATTTTGATTTACTTTCGAGACAGAGAGAGCGTCAATCTCACCTTCAGTAACGATAACCATTCTTCCCTTATCACGCCATAGGTGTTGACCAAATAACTGAGCGTCTTTAGATTCACCAATCCACTGAAAACTTTTATCAGGGTAGCGTAACTTCTGAGCTACTAGTTCATGGTCTTTGTTATAGTAGTTAGCTATCTGCACGGGTCTCTTATGAGCTGTGCCTATTTGATAATCAAACTTCTGTAACGTATCGACATCTAGTTTGCGTTTGGCAAGAGCGGTGACAGTCCCGCTGACAAAGTCAGCAGTGTCTTTTGTGGTGGTAGGTGTTGTCATTGACTCTCCATTTGTATGATATCCACAACCAAAACAATAACTGTGTCCATCAGTGTATACGGCTAAGTTATCCTTAGACCCACACGACGAACATGGTGCATGGTGTAGAAACGTGCTTTCATTTTGTTCCATTCTTATAGGGGTACTTAATCGTACGGCTTTCTATCTTGTAATTTTTTGTATGCCTGTGTTACTAAGAACGCTACCTCACCTGACCCACTTCTAAATGTTTCTTTAGTGATAGCTTCTAGCATACTCTTTACTTCATGTGTTACTACAACCTGTGTATATTTCGATTTTCTTTTTTGATTTTCGTCCATAATTTTTTCTCCATTTTATTTTAGTAATTCTTGTACATTAAAGTGTGGCTCAGTTGTGTGGAAGATATCTCTGTGTCCTATAATTTCTACAACATCAGGGTATTCCATCTTCAATTCATCTGTTAAACACTTCAATGATTTAAATTGTTCAAGGGTGTAGTTACAATCAGACTGTCCTGTGCCAGTCCCACCACCTATCAGTACAACACCGATAGAATTTTTATTGGTTGGCTGGTGTTTGTTTTTGTTCATATTGTAATGTAAGAAGCCACCAGCTGAATCAATATCTCTACCGTCTTCTACTGTGCCGTCTCTCTTTATTACTTTATGAAATCCACCTTCGAGTAACCCTTCCTTGCGTCCCTCTATATCCATCTCTCTACTTCCCCAGTCGTTGTTTACTGGTGTGTTAGAGCAACAGACTACTATGTACTTTGTTTGTTTTCTTTTGTTTCGCATAGCCATTCCTTTGGTATGTGTTTAGTAGCATACAAGAAGCCATACTTTTCACACCACATACCGTACGTGGTCTTACTCCGTTTGTTTATCTTGGCTTTATGATTGCTAAATAAGAATCTAATATCCAGTTCAGGATACTGCTCTTTTATTAGTCTCATTTTCTGTCTATCGGCAGTTGTGAAAAGTCCTTTAGTTTCAATAAATATGTCTTGCTCAGGAAGATAGAAGTCAGGTGTGTAAGTATGTAGCTTCTCAGGTTTAGTATATTTTAATTTAGTTTCTTCAAACTCATAACTAACACTCTCACTTCTAAGTTCCCCAGCAATACGTTCTTCAAGTCCTGACCTGAATCCGTATACGACTCCGACTTTTTTAGAAGTCAGAGGTTTCCGTTTCAGTCGTGCTCTCCATGTCATCTTTAACTTGTGTCTCCTGATGTTCGTAGCCATCTGTCTCATCAAACCCAAAGCCTTTAGCATTACCGCCACCGCCTTCTACTAGTTTGATTATTTGTACTGCTCTCAATCTCATAGAAACGCCAGCACCAACCATAGCTGTGTAGTACGGTATCAATTCAGCTGAGACTTTCATCTCACTGCCTGACCATACGTTCACATCTTTAGGCATTGGCGTACCCTTAGCGTCAAACAATGCAACCTTATTAGGTATGATTGTGCCGTCCTTAGATACTATCTGTGCTTTACATTTGAATTTAAAGATAGTGTTACCAGTTGAATTACCAGCTTCATCTACTTCTTCAAAGTAAGGTGCGTCTGCTTGTTTAATCTTCTTACCTTTAGCTTTTTCTTGAGCTAAGTCTTTAGAAGTTTCCAAAGCTTTGTCAATGCGTTGCATTAACTCTACTGAGTCCTCAGTTTTTAGGATGAGATTAGTTTTGTAATGTCCATTCTCATCAAAACGAGTATCAGGCTGTGTCAACCACGCATACTGACTTACACCTATTGGTGTAACTACTTTTTCATTTTGTTGTTGTGCCATTTTATCTCCTTGATTATGGTTTATTATCTTATATGGGTACTTTATGCAAAGAAGAAATCACACTCTCTCAGTTGTTCTATATCTAAGTCACCCTTCTCTAGTTCTTCAGGTAAACTCTCATGTAGTTCTACTGGTAGTTGTGATTTAACATCTTCTTTAAACTCTTTAAGTACATCCGTCTCAGTGAAGGTCTGTATAAATGATTCCTTCAATGCACTACTTAACAGCTCAACATCAGCAGCAGTAGTACCGAAGCTATCATGCACATTACAAAAGTTTCTTATGCCATTGTCATGTGCAATATTAACTGTACGTATCATTGCAGCTGAATCTAATGAGTGCACAAAATTAGGTGCAACGCCGTTAGACATTCTGAGCTTGTCAGTTTTGTCAGTCTCATAGTTTATTCTAGGTTTGATAACCTCACCTAGTAACATGGTCTTGACTCTTTTACTCTTCATTTCAGGGTAAGATTGATAGACAGGAAAGCCGACTGGTGTTATCCAATGTATAGGTAACTGCTCTTTGGATACAATCTTGGCAATCTTTTGTAAGTAGTCCATACCCATGCGAGCTGATGTCAGGTTGTCTCCAATACTGTCCCATATCACTCCAGCTAAATAAATGGCTGGCTTGAATACATCAGTCTTAAACGGGTGGTCTTCCCCCTTATCTTTACGCTTGGTTAAGTCTTCTACAACAAAGTCAGTGCATGAGTATCTCGTAGACCCATAGCATATAGTCATAATGCTACGCTTAGTGGTACTCCGTTTGATTCCATACTCCAACCAAGCGTGTGCATAAGGCTTACCCTCAAGCTTATCTTGTTTCAGCTTCTCTATTACTGAGTCAGCGACAAGCTGGTAGATGTCTTGCGGTGTCTCACTTGGCACTACATTAACTAACTTACCAGCTGTCTTGTCACGTAACATCAGCGAGTATAATTGAAGACCATTACATGAGCCGTCAATCGAAACAGGTATGTGTGATACATAACCGTAGCCTGTATCTTGAAACTCAACCCACTCCTTGCACCATGCGAGGAATTGAAAGGGTGAGTCAGCTTCTTCCCAGTCTCGATTGACTATA